ACAAGCTTCTGCCATGCGTTCACGCCTTCGGATATCATCCCTAAAGCCTTCGTAAGTTCCAGGAGCCTGAGAAAATGGAGAGCGATATCCGTTCCAATGTCCTTCAGTACTGGCTCGTCTATGATCGGCTTGTTGGATTTCAAGGTCATTAATGACGGAATCCAACCATAGTGTGTTTGTAGAATCCATGCTATATGGTCCCTAGATGTAGGGTTAAGCTCCTTTAATCGAGTAAATTGTGCTCCTTCGATATAACCTTGTGTCCGGTTATTTCGTTTAGGAGTGAACACCGTTCCTGCAACGTAAGGGTGTTGTCTTCGAAGTAAGTTAGTAGTGTCTTCCAACTCTTTTCGGAGAGTTGATTCGAGATTTCTAGCTTCTGGTTCATCAAAGTACCATCCATGTAGCTCCTGTTGAGTGAGTATTTGTGCTACCTGATGCTCTAACGAGACCCATTCAGGTATGGGTGGAAATGTTGACATAATTTGTTTGTAACAACAACGTCTTGTTTACAGTAATCTTGCATTTCTTGAGACCACTCTTTCCAATCGGTAGTCTTTGCAAAGTTCCCTTTGTATTCCCCTAACCTATATCCATAGGCCTCAAGTGAATGTCTGCCGTATAACTGTAGTGGCATGTGATTCCAACTTTGTCTCTTATCTATATCGAGTAAATTAGGATGATATAACCTAGATAAAAGAAGAGTGTCCACAATGATCCCGCTAGGATTAAACCAAGGGTAGAGCTTTTTAATAATAGGTATGTCAAAACCAATAATGTTGTGACCAACAATGTAGTCCGCAATTTCGAGCCAACCGAGAGCTGTGGTAATAGAATAGTTGCTCCCCATAGGGCAGCTTTCTTTAATGTACTTCCCTGGGTTCTTGACATACGGCTCATCATTATACGTCTCTGTCCTATTATCCTCGCACCAATGGAGTGCCACACAGTGAATACGGGTAGTATCATGTATTAGTCCGTTTGTTTCCAGGTCGAACACTATTGCCCCCACCTTTCCAGTGGTAGGTTTTGTCGACAAATTTGGCACGGGTGATTGCCTCTTTACTAGGTGGGTTAGGTTTATTCAAATATATATACCATGGGTGTTCATATCCTCCATCTTCAAAAATCTGTGGCTGGGTTGAATTCGGTTTCAGCTTCATGTTCGTTGAATCTGCAAGTGTTTAAATCATAAGCTAGTTGGCATGCGACACCAACCTCGCCTGAATAGCGGTTTTTAAGGACTCGCACAGTCGTAAGCTTTCGTTCAGCTCCGCCCTGCTGATCGACCTCGAGGGCAACGACTTGATCAGAAATTTGAGCGATGCTATGTGATCCTCTAAGCGAGGACAGGCTGACTCTTCCGCCTTCTTCATGGCTGTTTCTATCATTACTCGCCCTCCTTAAATGCGAGACTAAAAATAATGCAATACCAGTACGCTCTACAAGAGAACGTAATTTTGTCATAGTGACGTCAATCATTCTCCTTTCATCACCTTCAAGACCACTTAATAATATACTAAGGTGATCTAGAATAATGATTTTACATTCAAGTCCGGTGGCAAGATACTCAATCCTGTTATAGATGATATCTGGATCATAACTTCCAAACCCATCAAACAGAAAAAGATTCCAATTGGCAATAGAATCTGAAAAGGCGGTGTCAAGTTCTTCTTTGTCATGTTCTCCTATATGTAGATTCTTACCAACAGCTGTGGACATCAGTCCAAGTGCTGTTCGTCTATTACTTGCTTCAAGTTCCAAGATCCCAACTGATTCGCCTTTTTGCAGCAAGTGAGTTGCAATGTGACGCATGATTGAGGTCTTTCCTGAACCAGAGCCAGCAGTAAATGTTGTAAGTTCCCCATACCTGATCCCGTGTAATTTCTCGTTAAGTCCTTTGAACGGATACTCATGGTCGAATGGTTTTTGTGGTGTTGTTACCAGATCCCTAAGAGTTTCTGCGTCAACGATTCCATCAGGTCGGAACGGCTTAGCGTCCCATATAGCCTTTCGAATCGCTTCAGCATTGCCATCTTGTAAAGCGTCTGATGCGTCCTTGTATCCCTGGAGGCGAGCGATCTTAACCTTGCCAGGTGGTAAGATGCTTGCCGCTTCCTCCGTTGCATTACGGCCTGCTTCGTCGCCATCAAGGAATAATATGATCTCTTCATATCCTTGAAATAGTGGAATTTGTTTTTGTATGTCTTTCTTAGCTGACGCTGCGCCATGGGGTAACGATACCATAGGCCACCCAGGCATTGCTTCATAACAGCTTGCAGCATCTAATTCACCTTCAGTAATAACAATACGTTTACCACTACTAGGAAACAAATGCTGGCCAAATAAAGTGTCAGTGGAAAGTCCTTCATAGATAAAGTCTTTTTGTTTTGTTTTTACTTTGATTCCTTTAAGAATTCCATCGCTTGTAAAATATGGGAAGCGTAGAGTGTTTCCATCTCTGAAAATCCTAAAGAATTGATTTGTTTTTTCTGAGAGTCCTCGTTTATGCAGCCGTTCGGCTGATCCTGTGAGCTTGACATTTTTACTCATTTGTTGACTGTGAATAATATCTTCATCACCTGGTGTTCGGTTATGACACACAAAGCACCAGGTGTGGCCATCTGAGTAAACACTACGTGCATCAGATGATCCACATTCTGGACATGGTTCATGCCGTAGAAATTCTGATTCCATCGGCAATCCTTTTTATTAATGATACAGTAACAGAATTACCTGCCTGTTTATATAAATGTCTATCATGTATCTCAGGTAGGTTATAATTATTAGGGAACCCCTGTAAATTAAAGCATTCCTTTGGTGTCAGATGTCGAACAACATCACCAACTTTAATGATAGGTGATGGACCAACAGTAACAAGACAAGGTGCTACACCAGGATGTTTATGTTCTCTTATATAATTATATCTCCATTGATAGACATGGTTTTCTTTTATACCAAATTCCATGATCTTATCATAGATGTTTGGTTTTATTCTATACTTATCTGGTACCTTATCTTCTAATAAATTAAAAACTGTTTGTGTTAATGGTATAGGTTCAGGGAATTTAAATTTAGAGTAAGTCTTACTATCCCTAAATCCAACAATAAACAACCTTTCCCTATTCTGTGGTACATTAGCATGTATCTTTGAATTTAATATAGCATACTGTACCTTATAGTTAAGCTCATCTAAAGTATCTAGAATCGTCTTGAAGGTGTTTCCACCATCATGAGTGAGTAAACCTTTTACATTCTCTAATAGGAATGCTGCAGGTTTCCTAGTATCTATTAAACGAGCGATCGTAAAGAAGTGATTTCCTCTTGTATCCTTAAATCCCTCTCGCTTTCCAGCAACAGAGAATGGTTGACAAGGGAATCCACCAGTTAAGACGTTAAATTCTGGTATATCCTCAAAGTTTAATAAATTAAAATCTGATAAAGTTAATAGAGGATCACTAAAATTTAAGTCAAATGTTTCTTTACATTTCTCATCGAAGTCGTTAGAGAAGACAGTAGTAAATCCTGCCAACTCCATACCTTTACGGATTCCGCCGACTCCAGCGAAAAGATCAATGGTTCTCATTAAATCAACCAATCGAGTGGTATATCGTGATAAGACGTCCATGGTATGTTGTGTTTTTCACACCACTTAGCATAAGTCGTCTTAGATTTTTTTGAAATTGTATTAAAAGGTGCCTGAAATACCATTCTTAGATCTAAGTCTGGGTTATCTCGTACGACGGCAAGGATTTTTCTCCTGTCGGACGGGGCCCAATATCCCTTTGTCTCGAGATAGACATGATTTGGTAAAACAAAATCAGGGACATAATGGTGTTGAATAATATAAGGAACCTGTGTATTCTCGTATTCATATGATACACCAAGCCCCTCAAGAAGGTTAGCAACCCTCTCTTCAAGCTTGGATCTAAATTTAATATTCTTACTCTCTTTTAATTTATCATAGGCTTTCTGTGCCCATTCAAGAGAGGTTTCCTTAGAAATCTTCTTCTTCGTCATTGGTGGTTGGTGTGACGTTAGGGTCACTAGTCTTGAATCCTGATGTAGTACCGAATAGTTCAGCTACTTCCGTAGCGTCTAAATCACCAGTATCTACACCAGCTTCACTTTTTACTGAGACAACCTGAACACCAACGAGCTTAAGAGAACTACCATAGGTAACTCCATCTCTGAGGATATAAGGTTTCTGATAAAAAGCAAGTTTAACTGTAGATCCTCCATAAAGCGGTGTCTTTACATCAGTTATCGGTGTACCTTCTGTATCAACTACAGGTGGTCGTCTGTCCTCAGACCAAGAGAACTTGATCTTATACTTCCCTTCAGCTACCTCTTCCCATGGTTCTGGTTTGAGAGTAGATCTTTTAGGGTTCTTGAGCTTAGATTCAGCCCATTTAAGGACATCAGCTCTTTCAGTTTCTAGTGTGTCAATGATATCTTGACTAACTACAGCAGCTAATGAGTAACCAAACTTACTAGGAGCTAGTACAGCTTGAAAACCTTCTAATGTTATAGTATCAGTTTTATGTACATTTCTAGACATCGCACTGAGCTCCGTCCAGTTGATCTAAGTCCTTACCGGATTTAGCAGGTGTTAGGTTTTTAAATTGTTTTGTTAACTCATCTCGGTACTGTGTCAATTCATTGATACGTACTTCAACGGCTTCGATTTGTTGTTGCTTTGCTTCTAGTTCAGCTTGCTTAAGCCTCTCTTCAGAGACCACAATAACTCTAGTAGGTGCAAAGAACGAATCAAATAATGATGGGTAATACATTTAACAGAAAAAATAAGTGGAATCAATTACAGTTGACGGTTCAAGGTCTCCTATAATCGGTGGTTCAGACTCTGCTCCTATTTGAGAAGCGAAGTCAGTTAAGTAATCTTGTTTAGCAAAGAGTTCCATATAGGTTTCTCTTACTAAACTAGATAGTATTGACATATCAGTAGCTCTACACAGGACACTATCATGTATTAATGCGATAGGCGATGCAAATCTGGTAGCGCTAAGATGTAAAAGAGAAGCATCTAATGAGTGAATCAGGTTTGGGGCTGTAGCAGCCTTATGCCTTGCTCTATCAACTTCATCACTATCATCCGTAGCAACGGAGATTTTACAAAGACCTAACAGTTGTAACTGCATAGTCTTTACTTCTTTCTTCATTATCTTCTGATTAACTACGAAACCAGATGGTGTAACCCATTC